ACGATATTGTGAGTGCAAGAAGTTTCGGAGCAAACGGCGACGGCACTAATCAAACTGCTGCATTACAAAGAGCAATATTCCAATTATTCTTAAATGACGCTAACAAAAACAATCCGCAAAGTAGAGTTATACTTTGGTTAGAACCAGGTACTTATGTTGTAAACAGTACATTATATCTTCCACCCTACACAAATATAGTAGGCGCTGGAATAGAAAAAACAAAAATTACATTTACAGGAACAGGCTCATTGTTCCAAACGATTAACAGTTCTAGTACACCATCTAATATTTCTAGCGACGCTACTAGCACTACAAATAATCAAGCAATAAATATTAGACTTTCTGGAATTAGTGTAACTTTAACTAATCAAACTGCTATTAGACTACAGAGTTGCAGAGACAGCGTGTTTGAAGATATTGCAATTACAGGATCTTGGGCTAGCGGTAATGCACTTAATACTAGCAATGTAGGTATTTTACTAAACAGTCTAAGTTCGGTTGTAACTTGTAAAAACAATCAGTTTAACAGAATTGTTATTAAGAATATGAGTTATGGCATTTACAGTGATTTTGATATAATCGATAATGCATGGAATAATTCAAATTTTGAAAGTTTGGGCAGAGGCGTGTCATTTGGTGAAAACACTGTCTTAGGCAACAGCGGACAACTGGTAGGACCTTCAAAAAACATCATTTCGCAAAGTTTATTTAGAGACGTAGACAAACAAGGTATTTTGATTACTAACGGTATAACAAACAAAAGTAGTAATAATAAATTTTATCTTGTAGGAAATGACGGGGGCTCTAGTCTTAATCCTATTGTTCCTATAATAGAATTTTTAACAAACAATAACTTGAGCGATAACGATTGGTTTGAAAGATCTGCAGAACTAGGTAGTGACCCGTTATACATTCTTAACGTGCCTTATATTCCAGATGTTGCAGGCCCAACAATATATCAAAACAATTATACTTATAGATTACAATTAGGACAATATGGAACTTATACTAAGTTTTTCAAACTACCTGCAGATAGAACTAAAGGCATAGAAGTTGAGTATCTTTATGTCTCAAATCAAGTAAATGCTAAAAGAAAAGGAACACTACATATTGTAGTTGATCCTACTAATAATCTACAAACTTTAGTTGACGAATATGAATATATTGGTAATTCTTTATTTGAAGAAAATCTAACATTTCAAGCACAAAATTATGACGAAAATGGCGACGCAACTGTTGACACAGTAGCAGTAATGGTGTTAAACTCTACAACAAGCGACAATGCTGATTTTTATTATAGAGTAAAAACCAAGTCATAAAATATGTTTTTTAAACCTTTCGAACAAATGATGGCCGATTGGAAGTCATTTAGAGATAGCCTCGAGCTGTCTGAAGATCCAATAGCTGACACTATTAAATTTTTTAACAGAGCTCCTATTGTTAAAATAGCAGTAGATCCCTATGACATGAATTCTTGGCCCACCCCTTGGGAATTAATAGAAAACAACGTGTATTGTGATTTTATAAAAATTCTAGCAATTTGTTATACTTTACAGTTAACTACAAAGTTTTCCAATTGTCATTTCGAGATACATATTACACACGATAAAGAAAATTCAATCACCAAATATCTTTGTATAGTTGGAGAACTTTGTATTGGGTATGAATATGACAACGCTATTTTTGTAAAAGATTTGCCTAGATCGTTTCAATCCGAAATAAAGTACAACATGCCCCCGCTTCAATAAATTAATTTTTAAAAAATAAGAAAAGGACGTAGAAAATGATTCAAATTACCAAACGCAACGGAACGAAAGAGCCTCTCGACATAGAAAAGTTACACAAAGTAGTGTTTCATGCATGTCAAGGCATAACAGGAGTAAGTCCAAGCGAGGTAGAAATTCGAAGTCAAATACAATTTTATCCAGGAATTAAAAGCAGCGAGATCCAAGAAACACTAATCAAGGCCGCTGCTGATTTAATTTCCGAGGACACACCAAACTATCAATATGTGGGCGGTAGACTAATCAATTATGCATTAAGAAAAGAAGTTTACAGCCAGTTTGAACCGTTTCATGTCAAAGCACTTGTTGAGCAAAATATACAAAAAGGGTTTTATGATCCTGAACTGATTACCTATTATGATAACGACGAATGGGATAAAATAAATTCATTTATTAAACATGAAAGAGATGAAAGCCTTACCTATGTAGCAATGGAACAGTTGCGTGGCAAGTATCTAGTTCAAAATAGAGTCACCGGCGAGATATTCGAAACACCACAAATGTGCTATATACTAATAGCAGCTACACTTTTTCATGCATATCCAAAAGAAATTAGACTGCAATGGATAAAGGACTATTATGACGCTATTAGTAATCACGATATTAGCCTTCCTACTCCTGTCATGGCTGGTGTTAGAACTCCCCAGAGACAGTTTTCTAGTTGCGTCCTTATCGAATCTGATGACAGCCTTGACAGTATCAATGCTACTACTAGTAGTATCGTTAAATATGTTAGTCAAAAAGCCGGAATCGGAGTTGGAGGCGGTAAAATCCGAGCAATCGGTTCTCCCGTAAGAAACGGCGACGCCTATCATACAGGCATTATTCCTTTTTATAAAATGTTTCAAGCAGCGGTAAAAAGTTGCAGTCAAGGCGGTGTTCGCGGCGGCGCCGCTACTGTATACTATCCTATTTGGCATTACGAAACAGAAGAACTGCTGGTGTTAAAGAACAACAAAGGCACTGAAGAAACACGCATACGTCATATGGATTACGGTGTACAATTTAACAAGTTAATGTATGAAAGACTAATCGCTGGCGGTAATATTACACTGTTCTCTCCTAACGATGTTCCGGGCTTGTATGATGCATTCTTTGCCGATCAAGCACGATTTAGAGAACTATATGAGGCAGCAGAACGCAATAATAAAATACGTAAAAAAACTGTAAAAGCAATTGATCTCTTTAGTTCTTTTATGGAAGAACGCAAGAGCACAGGTCGTATCTATTTGCAGAACGTAGACAACGCAAATGAGCACGGCAGTTTCTTGCCTGAAGTTGCTCCTATTAGACAAAGCAATTTGTGTGCTGAAATTGATTTGCCGACTAAACCTCTAAATGATTTAAACGATCCTAACGGAGAAATCTCGCTTTGCACTCTTTCCGCTATCAATTGGGGAAACATTCGTACACCTGCAGACTTTGAACGTGTTTGCAGACTTGCAGTTCGTGGACTAGATGCATTGTTAAACTATCAAGATTATCCTGTTCTTGCTGCAAGACTCAGTACAGAAAAACGCAGGCCATTGGGCATTGGAATTATTAACTTTGCCTATTGGATGGCTAAACAAGGCTTGTCCTATCAACACATAGATGCTGCTGGACTTGCGGTAGTTGACGAATGGGCCGAAGCTTGGAGTTACTATCTAATCAAAGCCAGTGCCGATCTAGCAACAGAACAAGGTGCACCTAGTGGCAACATGGAAACAAAGTATGGACACGGCATCACACCTAACCAAACCTACAAACGTGACGTAGATGAACTTGTTCCACACGTAGAAAGATTAGATTGGCAAGGTCTTCGCGCTCAGTTGCGTGAAACAGGCATTCGTAACAGTACGCTAATGGCACTTATGCCGAGCGAAACTTCAGCACAAATTGCAAATGCTACCAACGGTGTAGAGCCGCCACGCAGTCTTATATCAGTGAAACAAAGCAAACATGGTGTTCTCAAGCAGGTTGTGCCAGACTTCAAACGCCTTAAGAATCGGTATGATCTGTTGTGGAATCAGCGTTCTCCTGAGGGATACTTGAAGATTATGGCAGTGTTGCAAAAGTATATTGATCAAGGCATCTCTGTAAATACCAGTTATAATCCTGTGTTCTATGATGATGAAAAGATTCCTATGAGTGTGATGTTACAGCATCTTATTCTCTTTTATCGCCTGGGTGGAAAACAACTTTACTATTTTAACACGAATGATGGTGCAGGTGAAGTTGATTTAAGCAAGATAATTAAAGAAGAACCTGTACAAATAATCAATGGTTTTCATAAAGAAGAAGAAGATGAAGGTTATTGTGAAAGTTGCACAATATAAATCATTGACAACTAACAAAATATAAACTATACTGTAAAAAAGGTAAGAACAATGAGTGTTTTTGACGTAGAAAATCGTGTCGACCATACAAAAGTTTTAGCATTTCTAGACCCTAGCGGCGGGCCTACAATTCAACGCTATGACACACTAAAGTACAAGCAGTTTGATCAATTAACTGACAAGCAGCTGGGTTTCTTTTGGCGTCCTGAAGAAATTGACATTTACAAAGATGCTACAGATTTTAAAAGCCTAACAGCACATGAGCAACATATCTTTACTAGCAATCTTAAAAGACAAATTCTATTAGACAGTGTACAAGGTCGTGCTCCGGCAGAAGCATTTGGCAATATTGTAAGTTTGCCAGAATTGGAAAATTGGATTATCACTTGGACATTTTCGGAAACAATTCATAGCCGCAGTTATACACACATTATTCGCAATGTGTATAGCAATCCGAGTAAAATTTTTGATGAAATGATGGACATCGAAGAAATTGTAGATTGTGCAGAAGACATCAGTCGCAATTATGATGAACTAATTAATCTATCAACACTTTATAATCTGTTGGGGGAAGGCACCCACACTATAAACGGTTCTCCTGTAACAGTAGATCTTTACGAATTAAAGAAACGTCTTTGGCTTGCACTGATGAGCGTTAACATTCTTGAAGGTGTAAGATTTTATGTTTCGTTTGCATGTTCGTGGGCGTTTGCTGAGTTGAAAAAAATGGAAGGCAATGCTAAAATTATCAAATTGATTGCACGTGACGAGAATCTACATCTTGCATCGACACAGATGCTGCTTAAAATCCTTAAAAAAGATGACCCAGACTATGCACGTATTGCTGAAGAAACAGAAGCAGAGTGTGTTAAAATGTTTGTTGATGCTGTAAATCAAGAAAAAACCTGGGCTGAATATTTGTTTAGAAACGGTAGCATGATTGGACTAAATACCCAACTACTTGCAGAATACATTGAATTTATTGCAACTAAACGTATGAATTTTGTTAACTTGAAAAGTCCGTATACAGTAAAAAGCAATCCGTTGCCTTGGACAGAAAAATGGATTGCTGGTTCAGAAGTACAGGTAGCCCCTCAAGAAACAGAAATCAGTTCATATGTTGTCGGTGCAATTAAACAAGATGTAGGTGCAGATACATTTAAGGGATTTAGTCTATGATAGAAATTTGGGGAAGAGACGGCTGCGGATTTTGTGAAGCAGCAAGAGAACTGTGTGAACGCACACATTTAAAATACCAATACTACAAACTTAACGAAGACTTTACTAGAGATGAACTAATTGAACTGTTTCCTTCAGCAAAAACCTATCCGCAAATAAAAGTGGAAAATTCACATGTTGGAGGATATACAGAATTTGCAAAATACTTAGAAGAAACTGGATATAACGGAACAGGATATACTTTATGATAATTGAAACCCCCTACAAACATCTTGATACAGTTACTATTAAAACCGCAGCGGGTGAAGAACTGGTATGTAGATTTTTAGAAGAAAATGATAAAACTGTAACAGTGCAAAAACCAATGGCTCTTATGCCTACACAACAAGGTATTGGATTAGGACCTTTTGCCTTTACTATTAGTCAAGACAGCAAAATCAAACTAAATAAAAGTGCAATACTTTTTGTGCATAAGACAGATGCCGAAATGGCAAAACAATATGTCAGCAGCACCAGTGGTATACAGATGTTTTAAGGAATAAAACATGTCATGGGAATTGTGGGCAGTTGAAGGTGATCCTAATACACACGGCGGAGGAGATTTAATTGCAGAAAATCCTAGGACTGTATTTGTGGAAAATATAGAAGTTATCGAACATCAAGATCCTGCCCAGCCTGACAATCTATGTCCGGGTGGTTCACATTGTAATCCTGCCACTGCTAATGGATCATCTACAGTGTTTGTTTACAACAACCCAGTTCATAGAAATAATGATTCGAGAGTATGCGGTGCAGTAACAGTAGTCACTAACCAGTCTACAGTATTTGTAGGCGACTAACAATAGGTATAAAATGAAAAAAATATTAACCGACGCTGACGGCGTTCTCTTTGATTGGGAAACACCATTTCATGAATGGATGACACTTAAAGGA